CCTCCTATTCCCACAAGCGCAAGAGCGGGGAAGATAGACATCACTGTCTAACAACCACCGTCACTTCCTACAGCCAAAAAAAGAAAAAAACCACAAAAGATCGTCAACAACGATAACCAAAGCACCCCTTGTCCCTTACGGGCCTCAGTTGCGCGGAAAAAAAAACCCCAAGAAAACAACTCGGGCTTCATCACCCCACTAACTCCAAAAAAGATTGAAAGAAAAGAACTAAAGTTCAGGCACGCAGGGGCCACCAAAAAAGTCAGCAAGTTAGCACGTAATTTCGTGCTCATCCTAAGGCAGTGTGATGTCCTGAGACGGACCACACATTTAATTACGCATGAAAATGCGCCGTTGGACGGGGTTCCCCCTTAACTGCTTACAATGGTGGCTTACTAGAAGCCTAAAAAAACAAAAAAATAGTAAAATAGCCCCTCCTCAATAACCTCCTGCCAAATTACCAAAGGGCCTCAGAACGCAACACAGCGTGTGAGTACTTGGTGGTGTAACGGGATGCAAAAGAAGAAAGGAAAGAAGGGGAAGAAACATGAGCGGACTGCAGAGCAGCTCTACTCGAAAACATATTTTTTTTTTCGGTGTGCGCGGGAGGGGAATCATAGTTGTAGGAGAACTTACGTCCTGCAGGTGTTTCCCCGAAAATCATGGGAGGGAGGCCGTGCCCGTTAAGCGGGACTTGGTTGGGGGCATCCCTTGGACGAAATACAAATTTGTCGCGGTAGCAGATGAAAGGGTGATATAACGGATCACCACCCTTACTTCTAACCAACACATGTGGGTACTCGTCCCTTATCTTCTCGAGGAGAACAGCTGGCCAAAGCCAAGTAAGCTCTCCCTCCTCCACGTGCAGTGCACCATTTATTTTTTTTTGATTGTACCGACTATAGGCTCCCACTCGATCCATCTGGTACTTATACGGTGAACAACGAACACCTCTCCACATTTTAACATTCTCCTTTACAAGGAGACGAGAGAGATCGTCGACCGTATCATAGTATTTCTCATTTGGAATGGGACCGTGCACCATAGCCAGGGTTCTTTTCACCTGTTTATCCGCGGTCACAAGAATTTTTCTTTTTGTTTTTTTTTTACCCTTTATCATTCGGGATCCAAATGTGTACAGAGAACCAGTACCACATTCGAGGGGTGAGTCCAGAAAACCGCCCCTGACAAAGCTCATAGAGCCCTCGATTAAGCTTTCCGATAAAGAGTATTTTTTTTTTATTTCTTCTGACCGAAGTAAGTTCGGTCGCCTCTCAGGGCAGGGTCCGACACTGACTGCTGTGCGGAACCAGGATCGACGAAGCAGAATGTCCCGCCACTTCTGGGGGATAACGGTGGGATTGATTCCCTTACATGCTATCTCGTAACGCATGACCACGTTAACCACCCAGAGCTGAACGTCCATTCTAAAGCTTCGGATTCCTCTCAGTACCGCAGAGAGAATTTCTCCTTTTTCGTTTGTTTTTTTTAGAAAAGATAAAACAGGTTTGGCAACCAAACGGTTACGACGGTATGTGAAGCAGCATGAGTTGAGCTCAGCGAAGGTACGGGAGCGACCCGTCTTCTCTCTATTAACAACGAGCCCGAACTCCGATGTCACTTTTTCCCATAGGGCAAAAAAGGCATCGTTACCTACGAACATACAATCGTCACCGTTAAACCTGCCATATCTTTTGCGATCGAATGGTGTGTCGAAGACATCACAGACAATATCAAAGCAAGCCTTATTTAAAATGCATAGTACCGGGAACGACATGAGGTTACCCATCATGCTCCCACGTACTATAGGCCCGCTTTCACAAGGTGATTCCCACACCAAATCCTCAAACGATCCAATCAAAACTCTCTTCTCTTCTTCCGTCAGGAAGTCCTTACCTGCCTCTGCGATCTCTTGGACTATCATTTGTACGACTTCCAGATAGATGTTATCCGTAGCGGATTCGTAATCACCGCTAATAACACTCTCATCTGGGCGTAGTCCTTCCAACACCCGTTTGAAATCCTTACTCGTCACATCACCGCGAACGAGCCAATCAAAGGAACTCAGATGGTCATATAAAGATTCATGGACCGGCCTTAAGACCTTCTTGACATAGGCGGATTGCATAGTAACAACCCGCCACTTTCCCTTACTCTTTAAACTTCCAAGCCGAACTCTATTAATTGGCCCGTCACTATCGTCAGTGGCGAGCGTTCCTCCGAATGATGTAAGTGTTTCGTAACAGCCCTGTTGATCGGGAACGTAACCTTCCTTACTTTTTTTTCGGGATAGACCAGGCTCAAATAGCCCATTGGCACAATCCTTTTCTGTATATATTTTCGAGCGGCTGTCTAACTTTTTTGACCAACCGCCCACAATCATCCTAACCTTCTTCCGTAATTCAGCAAGCGAAGCAGGGTTAACGGCTGGCCCACGGGTCGCAGCTTTAGCCTTCCACTTCGCCTTCGCTTCTCCTTTCGCATGTGCATCACACGAAGAGCATGGTGTATCAAACACCGTCTTAACGCTTTTACACGTCGAAACGAGTTTCTTGACAAGGTAGTGCCGTCCGGCACGAACTACCTTTTTCCTTCCCATCTCCTCGACAGCTGACGCTACGAAGTTGTCCCACACCGCCCTGTACCCACTGCACGGGCCCTCATAAGAGGGTTTATCACACGTCAGACTAAACTGACGAAGTATGATATCCGCTGCATGGTTCAGAGACCACCCCAGTAACCTACCTGCTGAGCAGGAGGCCGCTGGCCTGATTGAGTTTGACATTGTTCAGACCAATCCACTATATACGGTAGATAATAC